TACCGAAATAGCAGCTAATAATTCTTTCGAGTCTTTAGCTTTTGATATTCCATCTTTGGACACTTCATATCGTTTTTCACTTGATTGTCTATCATCTCCCGACTGATAACCCATACTAGGTATCATGATGCCATGATTAGTTCTTATCATTACTTCATCCTTCGGAACTTTTCTGGTCTTATACTTATACTCCCCATCTTGCTTAGTACTTTCTAATATCCAACATTCATCTTTTGAAAATACAATAGTATTACCTGCAATTTTATTCTCTATTAAACTATCCAATCCTGCTTTAGCAGTTCTCTCAAATAAAGCAGTTCTCATTTTCTTACCATCTTTACTATCTTTACCTGATGGTTTTTCATCTTTTTTCATATCTGCAAAACCACCAGCTGCAGAACTTATCATCGCTACTCCATATTGATTTACACCTTCTGTCCACTTAGTATCTGCATCCCATATCATCAATCTTTCTTTATTTTGTCTGAAAGATTTTTTAATATGTACCTTTGGACGATATGACCGATCTCTATTCTTGGCTCCTACCCATCCTATATTATCAAAATACTTAGCAACTATTACACACACTATTTTTTCTTCCTTTTCTTCTGTTCAGCTCTGAGTTGTTTGAATGTTCGTGAACGTTTACTTCCCTTCAGTCTGGATTTTTCTGCTCGTCCTCGATTCTTGGATTCTTTCTCAAATCCTACTATCTTACCATTCTTATGTGATGCATCTTTACCATCACCATTTCCATAAGTGCCCTTCTCCCTATTATATTTATTCAACTCAGCTCGGTATTTTTTCATCTTGGTACTGGACTGAAATTTCTTATACTCAGCTTTATAATTTCGTTTCTTACCTTCCAAGAACATTTCATTCAGACCCATACCCTTTTCTACAGCCTTGTATAATTGTTCCTTTTCACTATCACTCATCGCGGGAACACCCGTCTTGAATGATTCCACATCCCCTGCAACCACCGCAGATCTCATTTTCGACGCTGACATACCCTCTACCCCCACAGCATCAGGATCACGTTCACCTGCAGACTCAACCTTTATTCCATCCTCAAAATCATAAAATCCGTGTCTCTTTTCTTCTCCATTATATGTATTCAATAGTAAAGCAAAATCTACTACACGATCTCCGCCCACTACCATAGTAAGCTCTCGGTATCCCTTACCATAAATATAACTAGCAGCCTGTAATGCATTGATAATCTTACCATCATCATTAATGGTTTTTCGATATTTGGGGAAAGCTTTCTTCATAAACTCGACCTTTTCTTCCCATGACAAAGGATCTTTCTTTTTATCCTGCTTATGAGAAGCAAAGATAAAGACATCAGCATTAGTCTTACGTGCTTCTTTCTCACACGCTCGAATCAACTTCTCATGTCCTATTGTTGGTGGATTGAACCGACCAAATGTAAATACTGCACTTTTCATATCTTCCCCTTACATCTACTACATTTACAAGACCATTCTGTACTACCTATTCCTTTAAAATCATCACAGACATAAGAAATGCTAGGAATCATCATCCTATCTTCTGTATATCCACAACGCAACCCTTGTCCTACTCCAATCATCCACATCAAATATCTACAATTAAAACAACATCTATCAGTTGTCTTAAACGAATGCCCATGCTTTTGTATATTAATCGTCTTCACCAAAATACTTTCTCCACAACCCCTGAAAGAAACCTATAACCCAAAAGGCGTCATACAATACACCCAAAAATATTACAAATAATTTGGTTCGTAATCTATCAAAAAATGACATCCCAATCCACCAACATTGAAAGAATAATCAGAGCGAAAATAATCGTACCTATAATATCTGCTGTTAAAGATTCCATACTAATTATTTAATATTATCAAAACGCCTATCACTATTATTACTATAAGCTCAAAGTCTGTCACTTTAAACTTCCATGTCTTGGAAAATCCATCGAATATTTTGATCCCAATCAATAGGATCATCAAATCCATCTCCAATCAATGTAACATCAATGCCCTGTTTTTCTACTATATCCTTCAACGCATTCACATTAAATGTTTCTGAATATCGTATCCATACCTCTTTGACCTTAATTCTGTTCAAAACAATCTCATTCCACGTTGTCCAGCCCTTTTCCCCCGTTATCAAATCTTTCAAAAACTCTGTATAATGTGATTGTGATAGATGTTTTTCTATCAGGTCAAAAGTTAGACCAACCATTGTACCTACATATTTTCTAATATACTTGAGTAAAGCTTTATCATTCCTAGACTTACCTGTACCTGCTAACTTGATATATTTACTAGAATGACCAGATCCCAGCCAATGCATCCATCTCATTGCTTCACGATCTGTACTATCGTCTGGTGCTGTGGGTATTTCTATTTCATTTTCTTCCATTTTATCTGGTTCGGGCCAACGTATCATCATTAAACCACCGTAGAAACTGCCAACTTCTTTTTTAATCAGATTAGCTTTTCTCTTGAATAATTCAGACATCATATTTTCCATTGTCCTGATTTCATCACTAGCACCAGTAAGAGCACCTAATACACCTGTACTATCCATCCATCTACGACCCTGACTATCAGGAGCAGACATTAAGTCCTGTGCACCAGCAGCTACTACATCACCAGACAACTGAATAATGACTCCACCTTTTGTCTGTATACCACCAGAACCCATTGGATCAGAACCAAAATATTCTACTGCCATTTCAGAATCAGTTACTTGAGTCATGGTAGAAAGTGCTTTCGCAGATCCTTCCATCTTTAATACGTTGAGTAAACCCTTATAATCAGTTACGTGAATAGCCCATTCTTCTCTCTGTGTTTGACCAGTTATATCCAATCTCCGAAGCATCTGCTTGGACAGAGGAATATACCCCATTCTCTGATCATTCGGTTGCCAAATCAGATCATAAAGATTTTTCTGCCACGCAACACCTGATATTTCTTCACGTAATTGACCAAACTGTTTCATTATAGTATCCTTTTCAACTCCATTCTTTGTGATCTACTAAGAACAGATCTCAACAAATTACCAATCGCATCAACTGGAAGTTCTGCCAAATCAGCACGTAACCTTCCACGATTACCCAATTCTGGAGAATCTGAACCTCTAGCCTGATCTATTTTATCCTGTACCCAAGAACTGGCTTCATCCATTTCAAGCATTTTATTCACATCACTCATTATCTCTGCCTTGATTTCTTCTGTCGTTTTACGTTTTCTCACTTCTCCGAAAGTTTTCATAATTGAATCTCCCTCTGTATTTCTAGTACAGCCGCCCAGCCATCATCGGAATAGTCATCTTCTGACATATCTATTTCTATATACCCTGCAATAGGTACTCCACCCGTATCAGGTATATCATTATCTAACCAATCATCATCCTCATCTGGGCCTGGTGGAAAATCTCCCCACAAATCACCCGCAATTTCAGATGTAGGATAACACTTAATTAATTTTATATCAACTAAATTAATCTCATTCCAACCTTCATTTCTGGTTGACATCAACTCTGGATCAAACATATACTTTAATTTACGCCAGTTATTGACCCAAATACGTTCCATTTCTTCAAACCAACGTCTAATGGCATATGCCTTAATCCTACCAAGACTTTTCCTATCCAATCCCGATGCATTAGCAACATCACCACTTCTGGTCATTGTTCCTAATTGAGTCCATCCAGCTGTGTAAATGAAATCTTGAAATTGTTGATTGACTCCATATTCCTTAGCTACATCCTCATCAAATGCTATTTCGTGTTTGATAGCATCTCGTGCTCTTAGAATAGAATTGAAGACAGAATCTTTCAATTTCTCCAACATTTCCTCATATCCTGGCTCATATGATATATTCCAACCCGATGCTTTTGGCGATAGACTAGCCAATGGAACATATCGTCTACCCTGATTGTCTACCCTACTATAGACATCCATATTAGAAATCAATGTAGGATAACCTTCCACAATAAAAACAATTCCACCACCAGTAGCTACTCCCTCTCTCCATATCTTAGGATCTGATGGATTAGTCATACACGCTAAGGATTTTTGAGTTCCCTGCATTTTTACCAATTCATCCACAGAACCTTCATTTGTGATATGAGCTGCTCTAATTCTTTCCCTATCTCCAAATACTCGCTGAGACATCTTTTTAGACATAGGTAACAATATTTTTCTCAATGCACTGGTATCATCCTTATCATACTTATCCATGTGCATGAACACGATGTCTTGAACATCTCTTAACCCTACTACTTCTGTTAGAAATTGCTTGAATCTTTTCATAATTATTATTCCTAGATTTTATTTTCCGATTATCCCTAATCTTTTTCCTTCTCCTAAGATTACTGATCATCGGTTATATAACCGACTCAATTTTTAACCTTAAATTTATCGCGAAGTGAATCCATTCGACTATTCATAGTTTTATCAGTACGAAAACAAACACCTACATCTTTAAGAGTATTGATAACATCAGCACTTTGAGGATACTCAACACCCAAAATTTCATCAAAATAGAATTTTCTTGATTTCTTATCATAATACACATTATTAATGGTTATTTGTTTACCATCATTCAGCCGAAAGGAAATAGTATTTGTTTTGGTATTACCCGTAACTGAACCATTTCTTATATATCTACTATTTTCAATTTTCCCAATAGCCTGAAATAGTGTACCCTGATGGGATTGTCTTAAACCTTCTCTCAATTCTTTAAATTTTCTCATAAAATCTCCTTATGAAGTCCATGCTGCAGTTACATCTTTCAGATGTAATAGATCTTGTCTAGCTACCCATTTTCGGAAATACGTTGATAAGTCATCCTTTGTCATAGCACCAGCTTCAATTTCCTCTCTAGTCAGAGAATTTCCAACAGCCATCTCAATCTCGGTTGCATTCAATACAGTCAAATCATATATCACCCTCTGAATCGTAAAATTATCCATTACTAATTCATTGTATGCATATGTCTTATCCTCTTTACCCATCTCAAAGAAATCTAATAGATTATCGGTAAAATAAGTTTCTGATTTATCAAACAAGTCCTTTGTCATTTTAAACAATGCCTGTTTAGCTTTCCTTACTAGACCTCTACCATCAGGATGTCTTTCTAATTTATCAACAACACCTTTTTCCGCGAGTGATTCATCAGGATCAAGACCCTTGACTATAAATCCTTCTCCACCAATCCAGAATATAGCTGCCCAATCTTTTTGTCTAACAGCCCATCCCATATGATCGTTATCCAATCCCATATCAAGAAGTTCATGCCAATTTGGTTTAATAAAATTTTTAGTATGCTCCAGAATTGTCTTTTTATAGATCAGTTCCCAATTGTGTAGTAGGTCAGGATTTGACAGATATTCTTTTCGTTTACTCAATTCTCCAGCAAACTGATATATATCAAGCCATCTACGACCTTGGCTGTCTGGTGAGGTAAATATATCAGAATCACCAGCAAAAGGTACATCACCTACCAACTCAACCAAAATCCCACCACCAGTTTCAACACCTTCCATCATAACCACGCCATCTCTGACTGATTCTACCTTAGTCGTTACTGATAATGATTTAGAACTATTCTGTACCTCAAAAAGTGTACCAATATAATCTATATCAGTGACATGAAATGCTTCAACCTCTACTTGAGTATTTTGCATTCTGGTCATCATAGGTTTTGATATACAAAATGGTAATGTAAACTTCCTACTCAACCAGTATTCATATGGTTTTGCACGACTACTGAGAAGGGCCCTTACTCTCGGACTGGCCCTTCTCCCTTCGTCTAACTGTTGTCGAAACTGCTTAAATTTCATAATCTTCCTCTAAATTTGATCTAATAGTGGTGTTCCACTCCCTATAGGTTCGTATCCAGATACACCATGCTCAGATATATCTAGTCCTAAATCTTCTTCATTTTCTGATACTCTCAGTCCAATAGTATGTTTGATAGCCAAGAACATCAACATACTAAGACCAAACGCCCAAACAAATCCAGCTCCAACACCTATAGCTTGGATACCTAACTGACTCCAACCCGCTTTACTACTGAATAGACCAATTGCAAGAGTACCCCAAGCACCACATACTCCGTGTACCGAAATAGCTCCTACTGGATCATCAATTCTCAATCTGTCAAACATCATCACTGCACCAATAACCAATGTACCACCGACCAAGCCCGTCAAAACAGCCATGGAAGGAGACATAATATCACATCCAGCAGTGATTGATACTAACCCAGCCAATGCACCGTTCAATGCAAATGATGGATCTGGTTTACCGAATCTGAACCAACTCAACAAACCTGCAGTAATAGCACCAGCTGCAGCTGCAAGATTAGTGGTCACAGCAATATAGGCCATATCACCACCGACAGCGGTTGTACTACCTGCATTGAAACCAAACCATCCCAACCACAGAATAAATACCCCTAACGCACCAATCGGTATATTATGACCCATAATCATATTCATTGACCCATCTTTACCATACTTACCTTTTCTGGCACCGACCACAATAGCACCTGCTAGAGCAGCCCATCCACCAATGGAATGAACCACTGTTGACCCTGCGAAATCCAAGAAACCTAAATTCTCTAACCATCCACCACCGGCAAAAAGTCCGCCCCAGGCCCATGATCCAAAGATAGGATATATCAGTCCACATATCACTAAGGAATATATCAAGTATGCTGAGAACTTTGTCCTCTCGGCTACAGCACCACTAACGATGGTCGCAGCGGTAGCACAGAATACTGTCTGAAACAGCAAAAAGGCCCAGTTAAATCCGACCGAATTACCTACTACTAAGGCTTCCTTACTTCCCCCGTCAAACAAAAATAAATTCGTTCCTGTAAATCCATTACTAATCCCAAACATCAAACCAAAACCAAACATCCAAAACACAATAGACCCAAGCGATACATCCATCAGGTTTTTCATCAAAATATTACATACATTCTTAGCTCTGGTGAATCCTGATTCTACCATTGCGAATCCTGCCTGCATGAAAAAGACCAAAAAGGCTGCTATCAAAGTCCAAAGAATATTTGCATCATCACGTAAAATTTCCAAAGTATCAATCATTAGTACTCCTCATTTATCCCAATTTTTCACTGCATTAAAATTATTATACGAAAATTCCAACCTATCAACCAACTTGACTGCTCCACCCGTCTTATCAATAGCCACAAATCCTTCTGGATTGACTACCTTATATCCGTTATCTGTCCTAACAAATGTCTTAGTATCCATCTTAGCACCAGTATTCAATTTCTTCAAAATCAACTTCTTAGCATTGACCAGATGTATCTGAAACTTGATTAGTGCAGCTAATGTCTTAGAACTTTTCTTCAGTATCTCTATGTATTTATCTTTTTGTTCACGTTTGATTTGCTGTGTTTTTTCTGTCTTAATCTTGGCGATCAGTTTAGTTTCCCAAAAAGTATCAAAGAATTGTAGATACTCTGCAATGTGCTTGACTGCTTTGTTCCTGACTATTTCCTCGCCCTGACGTATCTTACTGTTGTTGAATGTCTTGAGCTTTGATCCTACCGCGGATGATGGATATGATTCTTCCATCGCCATAACCTCATTAAATACTCTACTATCTATAGTATGAAATTCCTTACCAGCAAGAGTCAATACATCTCTCAATTTCTTGGTTTCCGAGGCTGTATTGGTAATTTTTCCCGACTTATCTGGATACTCTGCACTGACATACCAGACCATTTTTGAATCGTTCATTCCTGACAAATTAACACCAAATTCTGCACTCATGTCAGAGAGTGTGGGGCCACCTTTGTAAGTGGTATGGAATACAATACCCATTGCCGAAGAAAGAATTTTCTCTGCTAGCTCCGATCCTGTAGGAACTGCATAAACAATGGTATTGGGCTGAAATGTAATGTAATTGACTCCATCTATAGTAGCGTCTTCTATGTCTGAGCGGGTATACATCATGTCACCTTGTAATACACCCTCTATGCCCAATCTAGGCAACTCTGTTAAAGCAACTCGTAATTTCTCAGCGAGACCACCACCATACCCCAGCTTCTCAATATCTGTTAAATCCTTTACTACTTTAGGTGATTTTGAAAATACACCCTTTGTACCGACAAAAAACCTGCCATCTTCTGGATCTGTACCACAGAATATCGCAGGTGCACCATCCCATTTTACTGTAACATC